TCCTTCGGCCTCTGTAACGGCACGCAACCCTGGGATGGCAATCAGAACGCGCAGGGGCCGGGATGGCCCTGCTTGGATCAGATTGGTCGCGGTCAAGATGCGACGGGGCCGTTCAATAGCTCACCGCCGCCGTATACACCGCAGCCGCAAACATCAGATCCGGCCTATTTCTGGAACAATAAAATCAACGGATCCGATCTGACGATCTTTGTGAATGATGCGGCCTCCGCGATGGTGCTGCATCAAGGGCGCGATTATTTCCTGAGTCCATCGACGGCGAAGCCTGGCTATACGCCGTATACGTATCCGCATCCGCTGCAGGGACTGCCGGCGCCCACGCTGACGAATCTCAGTGTGACGACCGGCCCCATCGGCACACCAGTCACACTAACGGGGACTAATTTTCGCGCCATGCAGGCGCAAAGCACGGTGATGGTCAACGGCGTGACAGCCACGCCTAGCGCATGGTCGGCCACCTCGATCACGATCACGGTGCCCGCAGGGTCCACCACCGGACAAGTGCGCGTAACGGTGGGTGCCGGGATATCGAACGGGATTCAGTTCACGGTGCAGTAATGGCGACGTATTATGTGGCCACAACGGGCAATGACGCCAACAATGGCACGTCACCCGCCCTCGCAAAGCAAACCGTCTCCGGTGGACTCGCCGTGCTCGCGGGCGGGGATACGCTGACCATTGGCGCGGGCACTTATGCGGAAGGTATCTCCGACAATGTGCCCTCTGGTAGTTCGTGGGGCACACCGACCACAATTCAGGCGGCGACGGGCGCGACGGTGTGGCTGGCGCCCACATCCGGCAACTTCGTTGTGTTCTTCGATGGCGCGCAGCAATTTATCCAATTCGTTGGGGTGAACCTCGACGCCACGCGCGGGATCGCGCAGGGCTGTGTTTATTTACGTGGCTGGGCCAGTGGCAATCCGCATCATATCCGCTTCCAGAATGCCGAAGTGATCGGGCCGACCAATGGCGTGATCAATGAGGGCTTTTCCGCCTTTGCGGCCTTTCAATGCACGTCAGAGATTGCGGGCTTAACCGGCAGTTGCGAATATCTGAATCTCACGATACACGGCTGCGGCGATGCGGGTGATTTCTCGCCCGGTATTTATGTGGCGACCTCCGACAATCTGATCAGCAACAACAATGTCTATGATGCGAGTTACGCGGGCATCATCGACTCTAATTCTCTGACGACGAACAACAACATTATCCGCAACAACGTCGTGCATGATCTGTCACGCACGGTCAGCGGAGGTGATTTTCTTGTAGGCATCTTTATCGGCCCAGGCACCGCGAAGCAGGTCTATAACAATGTTGTCTATAACATTACCGGCCTCAATGAAGGCACGAATGCCGGAATTAGCGTCAATCAAGGTGTCTCCACACTGGTCTATCAGAACACGGTCACGAACAATACGGGCCTTTATGGGATTCATACGTTTCCAGGCGCGACGTCGGGCACGATCGTCGAAAACAACATCCTCTATGCGAATAGCCCACTAAACCTCGTTGATGATGGCGGACCATCCACGCTAACGACGAATCTAATTGGCGTCAATCCGGTCTTCGTGAATCCATCCGGCAACAATTTCCAGTTGACGGTCGGCAGTCCGGCGATTGATGCAGGCACGACGAACGCCTACACGACCGACATTCTCGGCGTGACGCGGCCGCAAGGCTCGGCGTTCGATATTGGCGCGTATGAATTCGTCGCCGCACCGCCACTAAGTGACCTCTGGGCTGCGAGTGTGATGTAGGTGGCGACGATCTTCCGTGCGCCGCTGATCACGGCGATTGCGGCCTTGTCCACGACAGCCGCCAATAGCGCACAGTTGCCGCCGACTTGGAATCTTCTCTTATTTCCATCCGGCCCCGCGCAGCAACCCTTTTACTTTCATCATCAATGGCCGACCCCCGCCCAATTGGGCCAGCGGCCATCTGGGCTGCATCATTATCGGCCAGAGATCGGACCCAAGGACGATCCACGTAAGCAACGCGATTGGCCCGTGCCGTCCGCACCGGGCGCCTTGATGCGGGACGATGTGCCTCGTAATCTCTTGTTATTACCCCCACCGCTGTCGATCGGTGATCCCGTTAAATTGCGTGACTGGCCCACGCCCGCCAGACTTCCCTTAAAGCCGGATACGCACCTGTTTTATTACATGCAGGATCAGACGTCTCCGGCCTTTATTCAGTATGACTGGCCGAAGGCGCCGCAATTGCCGACGGTGGATACGCCGCCGATTCGGAATCCGATCGTGTTTCCCGTCGTGATCATGGTGCAAGACCCATTTAAACAGCGAGATTGGGTCAATCCCGCCATTTTGAAATCGGCATTCGTCACCGATCCCTATAATTTCAATGTATTTCTGCCGGCCCCCCAAGGGCAAGCAAAGCATCAACATGACTGGCCCTTACCGCAGGCGGCGAAATCGCTCCAGGGGAGCCATACGCTCAATGATCTGGGCCTGCTCTCGCTGCCCATCTTTAAGCCGGTTAAGCCGCTGGACTGGCCGAACCCCAAACCAGTGCCCCAATCAGCGCAGGCCCGCAACGTGCGGGAGCCCAGCGTCTCAATCTTGCTGGTGCAGCGGTTTAAGCCGGAATGGGCCGCGGATAGTAACCAGTTGCTCGGCCCCACGCGAACCCAGCCGGAAACACATTGAAGGTGTAGACTAGGCGCGACTTCCTATGGTCATTAACCAGCCGAATCAGGTCATTGGCGCGCAAATGGTCGATGCCTCAACGGGCCTCGATTACGTCGGCGTCGTCACGGTCTACGTAACGGTGGATGGCGGGGTGCAGGCCATTGGCAGCGTCGGGGCTGGGATCTGCACAGCAGAAGGGCATGGGTATTACACCTATCGGCCCTCGCAAGCCGAGACGAATGGCGCCCTGATTGCGTTTACGTTTACGGGCCTCGGCGCCGTCTCCGCCTCGATTCAGGTGGCCACCACGGCGGCGGCGACCCCAGCCTCAGGCGTCTTCGCGCTGGCCTATACGGTGCGGTCCCTCATCACGGATGCGCTGGTGGAGATCGGCGTGCTTGAGCCGGGCGAACAGGCCAACGCCGGCCAGATTGCCCTCGGCCTGCGGCGCGTGCAGACGATGATTGATACCTGGGCGGCGGATCGGCTGACGCTATCCCTACAGTTGCAGACCACGTTTGTCTGGCCCGCCTCGACGTCCAGCGTGCTGGTCGGCATCGGGCAGACGGTCAATATTGACCGGCCGATGTGGATCAACGCCATTAGCTTTCTCATTCCAGGCTCATCGCCCGCCATCGAAGTGCCGATCGGGATGATGGACGAGGATGCGTTTTCGTCGCTGTCCATTAAGGGCTTGCCGTCCGCGCTGCCGACCCAGAGCTTTTACCAAACGAATCTGGCCGATGCGCACGGGACGTTGTTCCTCTGGCCGCAGCCGCAGAGCCTGTCGATTGTGCTCTATACGCCGCAAGCCGTGGGCGTGCCAGCGAGCCTCGATAGCATTCTGCAAGGGCCGCCGGGCTATCAGGATGCCTTCCTCTATCAACTCGCCTTGCGCTTCTGTAGTCCCTTTGGCGTGCAGATTCCGCCCCTATTGCCTCGGATGGCCAGCGCGGCCTTTGAGAACATGAAAAAGCCGAACGTCGACCCGGGGGCGATGTCGATCGATCCGGCCCTCGTGCCGGGCCTGGGCGCGGGCTGGAATTACCTCACGGGCAATACGACGACCTCGAACCGATAAGGAGCAGCGATGGCAAGTCCCGTCCTCGTCAATGGCACGTCCGGCCTGCTGGCCACGGCGATCTTTGTCAGTGGGCCGTGCAAGATCTTCGATTACGACATTTATAACGCGGCTGCCGCGGCCTCGTATGTCAGCTTTTACGATACGGCGATCGCGCCGACCGTGGGCACGACCGTGCCGAAATATCAGGTCGGCTTGGCCACGCTGGCCAGTAAGACACTCGGCGTGCAGGACGGCGGCGGCCTGTATTTCAAAGATGGCCTGTGGATGGCGGCAACGACGACGGCGGCCGGCTCCAGTGCGCCCGCATCCGCGCTGACCGTGAGTCTCGGATTGTCGTAAATGCCCCAGTATCCCGGCTTCCTCGGCCCGTCGTATCAAAGCCAATCGTATATGGCCGATGCCGAACGCCTGATCAATCGCTACGTCGAGCTGAACGAATCACAGACGGCCCCGACGCCGGGGGCGCTCCTCCAGTGTCCCGGCTTTGAATTGATTGTCGCCCCCACGGCGAATTTCGGCGGCGGGATGTTTTCCCTCGGCGAGCGGACCTTCTTCGTCACG